GAAATATTTTTTCTACCGGCCGCACGCTCAGCGGAATTTCGTGCCGCTCGCGCCAAATAAGCGCTACGCGATCAATCAGGACGCCGAAGTGCAAATCATCGGCTGGGCCGGCAACGTCACCAGCTCGGGCTCGCAGTTCCAGGGTCGGATCAGCGCGTGATGGTTCTTCGTGGCCCCTGCGCTTGATGGGGGACTTGGGGCGCGTGGCGTTCACCCGCGCGCCCCTTTTTTGCAGGAGGAAGCATGGCAAGCAAATTTTTCGGCGGGACGTCACCGGGCGAGCAATACCCGGTCGACGTTGAGCAGGCGCTAGACCTTGACGTGAGCACGCAGCAGAACGAACCCGACCCGAATTTCGCGGGCTCGCCCGATCCGCGCTTGCAAGCACCGCAACCGACAAGCCCGGTTCCGGCGGGCGCTAGCGCCCCCGGTCAGCTCCCGCCGAGCGTATCGGCGAACGCGCGCGGCTACGTGCCGCCGGTCACTTAGGAGGACACGACATGCCCGCATACCTTCCCGGCGCGAGCGCCGCGCAGAACGAAGCGAACCCGAGCCAAGGACAATTTGTTTGCTTCGATGCGCTGTCCGGGCCGAAGGGCTCGCCCTTTGATAAGGGCGTCGGCACTGGCGCGCTGTCAACCGGCATCGGCGTCGGCGCGAATCACGTGATCAACGTTTGCGCCGGCACGAGCCCGGCGACTGCGGCGCAAGCGATCAAGAACGCCGGCTTTACCGATGACGCGGGCGAGGGTTCGGGCGCCGACTCGACAAAGGTGTACATCGGCGGGGGCAAGTCCGGGGCGAACGTTAACGGCATCGCTCCGGCGGTTCCTTATGTCGCGGGCTTCGCAATCTGCGGCGCCGGCAACGGCGGCTCGCGCGATGGTGGCGCCGGCCCCGCGTTTACCGGGTTCACCGGAAAGATGGTGACGGCAACCGGCGCGGTCGCAAACGGCGCGGCGATTGAGGCGGGCTTCGTGAACCGCTCGGGCGTCGCGATGGTTGCGACCGATTCTGCCTTCGGTTCGGCGATTGCGGCGAACGCTGCGCCGGCATGATCACTTGGGCGGCATTCGAGCAGGGCGGCGCGGGTGCAACCCCCGGCATGGGGATCAATACGCTGATCGGGGCGGGCAATCTCGATCCGCTCGGCCCCGCGTTCCCGAATCTCGGTTTGCAGAATCAGACGCTGCAAACGCATCGCATCGGCACGGGCTCGTCTAACGCCGTGGTCGCGCGAAGCAATTCGACGCTGCCCGGCGCTGTCGGAGGCGCCGCGCGATTCGTTCAGGCTGTCGGCGCGCCCGTGGCTTCGCTGACGGAGATTCTCGCAAGCGGCTTTTTCAACGCGAGCGATAAGGAGTGCCCCGCAGAGTGGTGGCTCTGCGGGGTAGATCCCTTTTGATGGTGGTGAAGGCTTCGACTCGGGTTTTGACGAAGGCTTCGACTGATGCCGCGACGTTCGATTGAGCAACTTTTGGCGCAAGCGCAGGTGGCTTTGCCCGACAACAACACCGGGCTAATCTCGCCGGCCGCCGTCCGCACGATGTTCACCGACTTCTTGGACACGATGGAGCCGGCGTACGGCGGCTTACTGATCACTTCGCGCGCGCAGGCGCTGACGCAGACGCCGGCCGTGCTCGTGTTTCAAACGGTGATTGTCGCGCAGCCGCCCGAGTGGGCGACCGTGGACCCGGCTACCGGGGCGATTCAGCGCACACGCGATGCGCCGCTCGTGGTGACTCGGGTCACGGTGAATGGTGATGTAGAGGGAGCGAGCAACGTCGAAGTGACGTGCGTGCTCTCTCGCAATGGTGTCGCGACTGATTGGCGCGAGACGGTTTCGACGCGCGGCAGCGGGAACCTTTCGACGTTCGCCTTCGTGGCAATTGATTCCTCGGACAGCGATCCGTCGATCTACACGCTGATGGTGCATACGCCAACGTCGGGCGGCAACTTCACGTTTAGCAATTTCACATTCCTATGCGAAAACATTCCGGTGCGTAGCTTCACACCCGTACTTGTTCAAGGGGCCCCGGCGTGAGCGCGATTTTTCAGGGGCTGCTCGCAGCGAATGGCCGCATCTTTGGCGGCGCTGGAAACCCGACGTCTTATTTTCGGGGGCTTCAATTCGGCGTCGATGGCGGGATCACGAACACGCCGGTTGCCGGGATTCATCATTACATCGCGGGTATCCCGTGCGCTGAACCGGGAAATATCTGCATCGGCGCGGGCCCGGTTGTGCAAGTGATCCCGGGCGGCGCGGGGTTGAACGCCGCCGGCCGGCTGGTGGTCGACAACGCTGGCGCTATCGCTATTTATCATCAGGGCGTTCCGTTCACGGCGGCCGGCGCGCTTTGTGTGACTGGATTCGCGGCGGTCGGATTCGGGCTCACCGATCTTGACGGCGACGCGAAGCCCGATACGTTGCTGCTCGACACGACCCCCGGCGGCCCTGACGTCACGATCGACGCCGACTCGATCAACGTCGACATTGACGGCGACGGGCAGGCCGACGTCGTCATTCCACGATAACAACGGAGCCCCCCCATGACGCTTATGCAAACTTTCGACGCGGACATTAGCCATTTCGACCCGAGCAACCCCTACCAGGGTGACGAGCGAATCCCCGTGCAGTTCTACATGGGCACCGTGAAGGATGAGGATGCCTCCGCTAGCTCGGGGCGGCCGATCTTTCACGATGTTCCGTTCATTCGGATTTTCAACTCGAAAGACAACATCATCGACCGGCCGATCCGTGACACGGACATGAAGCGCTGGCCCAGGGCTTACGCCGCATGGAAGGGGACGGGCGAGTCCGAGCCCGGCGCAACCGGGACGCGCCTGGAGCACTGGCCGCTGATGACGCGCGCCCAGGCCGAGGAATTCAAATACTTCAAGTGCTACACGATCGAGCAGCTCGCCGACATGCCCGACTCGCTCGGCGACAAGGTGATGGGGTTTCAGCGCTTGAAGGCGCTAGCCAAGATGTACGTTGAAGCGGCGAAGGGCGAGGCGCCGATGATCAGGGTGCAGGCCGAGCTTGAAAAGCGCGACGGCGAAATTGCGGAGCTTAAATCCGAAGTCGCGCGCCTGTCCAAGCTCATGGAAGCGGCGAGCGCAGTGCTGCCGGCGAAGGCGAAGGCGACGGAGTAGCGCGCCCGTGGCATCGCTCCAGAAGCTCGATACGGTCCTGTACGAAGTGCAGCAGGCGTGCCTGCAGTTGTCGCTGCCGGCGCCGCCTGGGGTCTATGACTCGGCCGATCAGACGGCGCAGCTCATGGGCTCGGTTGTGAACCTCGCCGGGATCATGATTGACGAGTCTTTCGATTGGCAGCAGCTGCGCAAGCCGTTTTCCGTCGTCGGCGACGGGGTGACGAAGCTCTATCCCCTGCCCGCCGATTTCTCGCGCTTCGTCGATCAAACCGGCTGGTCGCTCGCGATGCGCCGGCCTGTCGTCGTCCTGAACCCGCAGCAGTGGTTTGCGGTGCTCGCCTGGATTTCGCAATCGTTCTATGCGAATCCCGCCTGCCGGATCAGTAACGATCAGCTTGAATTCATGGTGGCCCCGGCGCTCGCGGAACAGGTGATTTTCGAATACATCGTAGCCGACTGGGTGATTGACGGCGACGACCCGCTGATCATGAAGCAGCGCGCGACGAAAAACTCGGACGTGCCGCGCTTCGATTGGCTGTTGATGGTGCTCGCCATCAAGGTGAAATGGCTGGAACAAAAAGGCATGTCGACCGCCGCTGCGCAGTCGGATTTCAATGACCGTTACCAGCAGCTCACGCAGCGCGATCAAATGGGGCAAGTGCTGACGCTGGCGGGCGCGCAACCCGGATCGTTCCGCTACCTCGACAACTTTTACAACACGCCGAATACGGGCATCGGGATGTAGCAGCGATGTTCCGCGCGCCCTCGATCATGAACACGCGCCGCGCTCGGCAACAGGTCGGCACGATTACGCCGCTCGCGGTGCCGTTCAAGGGGCTGAACGCGCGCGACCCGTTCTCGGTCATGGGCCCGGAATTCGCGCTCAGTCTCGTTAACGTATTTGTTGAAACCTACGGACTGCGCACGCGCAAGGGGTTTTCCGAATGGGCCGCCGGCTTGAGCAACGTTCCGGTTAGCTCGCTCATGAGCTATTACCCGGCCGCCGCGCTCGGCTCGCTCGTCACCTATATTGGCGGCTCGGCGGTGCAGACGACGTTTGACAGAATGTTTGTAGCCGCCAGCTCACCGATCAAGCCGGGCGTCGGCGCCTACTCCACGGCGGCGACCGCGCGCAAGCTCTTCGCGGCGACCGGCGGATCGGTCTATGACGTGACGAACGGCGGCGGCGCTCCCTGGACGCCGCAAATCGGCATCGCTGGCGCGTCCGATTATTGGACGTCCGTTAACTTCAACAACATCGCGGGTTCCTTCCTGTGCGCGGTGAACAACGCGGGCGGGTATTACATCTATAACGGCACCGCATGGTCGCACGTCACGATGGGCGCGGCGGCGGGCGAAGTCGACGGCGTCGACCCTGACCTGTTCTGCTTCGTCACGCCATGGAAGCATCGCCTGTGGTTCGTCGAAAAAGACAGCACGCGCGCTTGGTATCTCCCGACTGATCAGATTACCGGCGTCGCGAAGGAATTTGATTTCGGCCCGCAGTTCCGGCATGGCGGCCATCTCGCGGCGCTCGCAAACTGGACCGTTGACGGGGGCGAAGGGATTGACGATTACCTGATCGCGGTTTCCTCCCAGGGCGACGTCGTCATTTACAAGGGGACGGACCCTGACATTGCTGACGCGTTCAGTCTGCACGGCGTGTGGTACGTCGGGCCGCTGCCCGCCGGTCGGCGCATGGTGAATCAGAGCGGCGGCGATGTTTACATCCTGTCGCAGTTCGGCGCGATGCCGGTTTCCAAGCTACTGGCAGCCGCGAGCCTTGCCGCGCTTTCGCAGCAGCATTTGAGCTATTTGGTTGATCCGATCATCGCGCGGCTGATGCAGGATTTCTCGACGCTTGAAGGCTGGCAGATTGTCACGATTGCGAAGGAAGAGGCAATCTTGATCGGGTTCCCGCCCGAAGCATCGCCCCAGGGCGGCGACTTTCTCGCCTTCAAAACGACGACCGGCGCATGGTCGACGTTCAAGCAGACGAGCTATGCGAGCTTCGCGGCTGTCGACGCGGACGTATTCGCCGGCACGAAAGACGGGCGCGTTGTGCGCGCCTTTGACGGCGCGCTTGATAACGTGCTGATCGGCACCGACGTCGGCGACCCGATCGCATGTCAGGTGACGCCCGCTTATCAACCGCTCGGACCGCCCGGCGCCTATAAGCGCTTCACGCTTGTCCGTCCGTCGTTTCTGACGACGCTTACGCCGAAGCTCACGCTGCAAATTCTCGTCGACTACGGGCCGCCGAAACCGACGATTGTGCCGACGCTGCCCGAAATTTCGCAATCGAAATGGGACGTGGCGTTGTGGGATACGGGCCGCTGGTCGGGCCTGCAGGCCCCGATCAAGGAATGGCTCGGCACGTTCGGCATTGGCTTCGCCGCAACCGTGCAGCTCGATTACCTGTGCGGCGGCGACACGCTGTTGACGTCGATTGATTTTTGGGAAGAGCCCGGGGGGGTCATGTGATCGTTAGCCCGAGCACGCCGAAGGAATGGCAAGCGATGGCGGGGTTTCTCGCCGCCCATGCTGGGGTGCACCCGAGCGCCGATCAACGCATGCTCGGCTGGGTTGAGGAGGACCGGCTTGTGATCGTGGTCGGTCTGTCGGGATTCATGGGCAAGATCGCGGTAATTCATATCGCCTTCGCCCCCGGGTGGCATTTCAGCCCGCGCGCGATGCTCGACGCCGTGTTTCGCTACGCGTTCGGCGAAGCGAAGCGCGAATTGCTGATCGGGCTTGTCAACAGCAAGAACGATCGCGCGATGCGCTTTGACAGGCACCTTGGATTCACGGAGCTGTTTCGCCTGCCTGAGATGCACGACGACGGCGGCGATTTCGACTGAGTATGTCAGCGCGGCCGTGCCGGCGAGGGCCAGCACCAGGAGGATCTCATCGGTCGCGTAGGCGCTCGACGAGAGGACGTCCGACGAGAAGACGGCGAGCGCCTTCCATTTCGGCAGCTTCTGCTCTTCGAGCTGATGCGTAGCAAGCGGAGAGCCGACCGCGATTCGGCGGACGCGGGCCCATGCGCGGTCGAAGGGGGTACGTGGCGCGGTTGCGCGCGCGGTCGCCTTGAAGATCCCGGCTTCGCGATCCGGTTCGAAGTGGCGTTCGCCAGCGCGGATGCGGCGGGCGAACCGTG